TTAAATTGATTTCTACTGCTGATAGTCACTATCCAAACAGAGACGCCTGGAAAGACCGAGAACTTTACAAAAGACTGGGTTGGTTAAGTAAAGGAATGCCTAAGTGGGCAAAAGACTCCGAGCTTCCAGAGGGTGTCGAAGAGATTGGTTATGAATTATTTCCAAAGAACGGCGATCAGATGTGGGAGGCATATAAAGACTATTCTGATAAATTAGGAGTTGAATATAATGATGATCTTATACGCGAATCTATTGAAAGAACGCATCAAATCGCTCACGAGCGCATTGAGCGGTTTATGCCCGATAACACTGTTCGTTTGCCGAACTTTGTTGTTCCCGCTGGTCAGACTCCCGATAGAGCCCTTGTCGCTGCTTGTGTGGATGGGCTTAGAGGGCTTGGCCTAACAAACAACCCAGATTACATTCAACGACTTAAAGAAGAAATGAATGTAATCAGTGAGCGCGGCTTTAGTAAATATTTCTTAACTATGAAGTCTATAGCCGATAAAGCAACAGAAGTCCAACTTACTGGAGCAGGCCGCGGATCGGCTGCAGGCTCGCTGGTTGCTTACACTCTTGGTATTACACAAGTTGACCCTATCAAATATAATCTTCTGTTTTCTCGTTTCATGAGGAAAGACGCGAAAGATTATCCTGATATCGACTATGATGTTTCTAATCCGATGGAACTAAAAGAAATGTTGATCGATGAGTGGGGCGGTAATACTGTTGTTCCTATTTCTAACTTTAATAAACTTCAGCTGCGATCTTTGATTAAAGATATTGCAAAGTTCTATGAGGTTCCGTTCGTGGAGGCGAACTCTGTGACTTCTAAGATGCTCGCGGAGGCAACACCGATTGCTAAAAAGAAACACGGCATAAAAGCTGGTGTGTATGCGCCTACGTTTGAAGAGGTAATGGAGTATTCTGATTCTTTGAAAGCGTTTCTCAGAAAGTATCCAAAAATTAAAACGCACGTCGAAGCGCTTGTCGGCGAAGTTCGTTCTGTGTCTCGTCACGCTGGAGGTGTTGTTATTGGCGAAGAGTTGGATAAGTATATGCCGCTTATCAATTCTGGCGGTGTCACACAAACTCCATGGTCTGAAGGTCAACACGTTCGGCAGCTAGAGCCAATGGGCTTTATTAAATTTGATATTCTTGGCCTGTCGACTTTGAAAATGATAGAAGGTGCTGTTTACCACGTTCTAAAAAAACAAGGAAACCCACAACCTACTTTCGAGGATATTAAAAAGTTTTATGATAAGCATTTACATCCAGAAAGTATAAATCTAAAAGATAAGAAAGTTTATGAAAATATATTTTGGAAGGGTAAATGGGCTGGCATATTTCAGTTTGCTGAAAAAGGCGCACAGAACTTTTGCAAAAGAGCCAAGCCAAAAAATATTATTGATATCGCTTCTATTACTTCTATCTATCGCCCTGGTCCGCTATCAGCTAACGTCCACGAAGATTTTGTTGAAGCAAAAGAAAACCCAAGAGGTATTAGGTATGGACATGATATTGTAAAAGAAGTTACAAAAGAAACTTATGGCTTTCTTATTTTTCAAGAGCAAATTGCTTTATTAGCTCACAGATTGGGCAAAGATCTGTCACTTGACGAAGGCAATAAACTTCGTAAGCTATTAACCAAAAAAGGCACAGGCGCTGCAGCTGAAGAAAAAAATAAAATAAAACTTAAGTTTATTCAAGGTTGTGTCGATAAAGGATTAAAGGAAGAATGGGCAGAAAAAATGTGGGCGAAGTTTGAATACTTCTCCGGATATGGTTTCAATAAGTCTCATGCTGTTTCCTATTCTATTATATCTTTTCAATGTGCTTGGCTATTTAATTATTATCCTGATTGTTGGATGGCAGCTTTCTTGGACAAAGAACCAGAGAGCAGAAAAGAAAAAGCAATCAATATAGCAAAGAAGTTTGGGTTTAAGTTAGAGCCTGTCAATATTAATAGATCCAGTTCTGTCTGGGACATTGGCGAGGATGAAAGAACTCTTATTCAACCCTTGACCTCAATAAAAGGATTAGGAGACAAAGCAATTGAACAAATCATCGAACATAGACCATTTAACACTATTGAAGAACTTCTCTTTAGCAAAGAGATTGTATATTCTAAACTTAATAAGAAAGCGTTGGACGTCCTCATTAAAGCGGAAGCTGTGGATGGATTGATGGATGATAGGTTTGTAAATCAAAAACATTTCTGGCTATCTGTCGCAGATAGCAGACCAAAGACTAAAAAGAAGTTGACCGAGAATATAGAAGAGTTCAAAGATACCGAAGATTTTACTAGAGATGAATATATTGAAACAAAAACTAATATTACCGGTATGTTTCCCTTGACATTAGTTGTTTCAGATGATATAGTACAAAGGTTAAATTACTACAAAGTCCCGACTATATCTGAATGGGATCATGATCTTGGTGTCGCTTGGTTTATTCCAAGAGAAGTAATTAAAAGAAAAACAGCTAAAGGTCGTCCGTATTTTATTGTTAAAACAATAGATAAAAATAGCGTAATGACTGACATCAGATGCTGGGGTGTTAACCCAGAAAAAGATAAATTATTTGTTAACCGTCCCTATATGGCGAAACTTAATTTTGATGAACAATGGGGTTTCTCTTCTAGAGGTGCTCTTAAAAATTGGAAATTATTAGGATAAGGAGAAAAAATGCAACTTAAAGTATTTAGATTACGACACACTGCAAAATTACCTAAGCGAGCACATGATGGTGATGCCGGAATGGATTTTTATTTCTGTCGAGAAGAAGATAGCGCCAACAGCATACCCATATATCCAGGTGAAACTATAATGTTCCCAACCGGTGTCAAAGTAGAAATTCCAAAAGGGTATATGTTAGAAATAAAAAACAAATCGAGCGTAGCAGCAAAAAAACAATTATTAGTTGGCGCCTGTGTTATTGATTCTGGATATGATGGAGAAGTGTTTATTAATCTTCACAATGTGGGTAAGCAAACACATTGGTTTAGTGATGGTGACAAAGTAGCCCAAGGTGTATTAATACCAATAGATCTTTGTGAGGTTGTCGAGGTTGAAAACCCAGATCAACTAAATAAAGGCAGCACTAGAGGCACCGGCGCACTGGGCAGTACTGGGAGCAAATAATGGGTCTTGAAAGAAAGCTACGACGTAAACAAGCTAAAAAAGAAAAGAAGAGGGCAGAAAAAGAGTTAGCAACAAAAGTTGCACTTTTTGGCCATTTACCAAATAAATGCTTGACTTGTGATAAGCCTTTTGATAAACTAAATCGTGAGCAAGTGATGAGTTGGAATGTTGTTGTACGACAAGAAACAGAAAAAGTCCATCTCTACTGCCCCGAGTGCTGGGACAACGCACAAAAAATGATAAAGAAATACATGGAGGATAAAGATGCAGTTTTACCCACAACGTAAAAAAGGCTTCATCTTTAACGAAGATGTTGCTGAAGAGCTTGGTGTTTTAAATGAATATTTAATGTATCAAGACGATTATGATTATGATCCACTAGTAGAAGTATTTAATGAAAAATTTGGCATCGAGCCTGAATACCCAAAGCATTTCAAATGGGAAAAAGGTGGGTATGTTCAAGGTCTGCAAGGTTTTGATTGGGATACCGAATACTTACTTTTTGATACTTGGGTAGAAGAACAATACCCAGATGAATGGGATAAGTTTGTAAACAGCCTAGAAGAAATGGATATTGATTTAATTGAAGGATCATGGTCAGAATTAGGATGAGTGAAGATAAAGTAAATCGCCCAAACCACTATAATATAAACTGGAAAGGCGAACAAGCAATAGAAACTTATCACTACATTAGATCATGGAAAATGGACTACCCAGAGTCTAATATTATAAAATATGTAACTCGCCACCCCTACAAGGGTAAATCTTTGCAAGATTTAAAAAAAGCCAAATGGTATCTTGATAGACTCATTGAAGAAGTTGAATTAGAGGAAAATAAATGAAAGAAGCATTAACTTATGACGACGTACTTTTGATACCACAATTTTCTAACATCAAAAGCAGAAAAGAAGTTAAACTAACATCCTCTCTGGATTCTAGTTTAGCCTGCGGTTTGCCCATTATATCATCGCCAATGGATACAGTTACAGAATCAGAAATGGCGTATACAATGGACTCTCTTGGAGGTTTAGGTATTATTCATCGTTATAACTCTATTAACGAGCAAGCTGGAATGGTCGCTGAAGTCATCAGCGCCGGCGCACAAAAAGTTGGAGCAGCAATCGGAGTTAGCGGTGATTATTTTGAAAGAGCACAAACATTAGTTGAAAACGGGGTAAGCGTACTATGCATTGATGTTGCCCATGGGCACCATGTTTTAATGAAAAACACATTAGGTGTATTAAGGAACGCTTTCAATGATTCTGTACATATTATGGCGGGTAATGTTGCAACTTTAGAGGGAGTAAACGCATTAGCTTCTTGGGGTGCCGATTCAGTTCGTTGTAACATTGGCGGCGGCTCGATATGTTCAACAAGAATTCAAACTGGTCACGGCCTACCGGGATTGCAAACTATTTTTGATTGTGCTCAAACGCAAAGCGATATCACTATTATTGCAGATGGTGGCATTAGAACCGCTGGTGATATTGTGAAGGCTCTTGCTGCTGGAGCAGACTTTGTTATGCTGGGTTCACTTTTAGCAGGGACAGACGAAACACCAGGTGAAATCGTTCAACTTCCGAGTGGAATGAAAAAACGATATCGCGGAATGGCTTCTAAAGATGCTCAAATGGATTGGCGAGGCCGTTATAGTTCCAATGAAGGTGTCAGCACCTTTATAGACTATAGAGGTTCGGTTGTAGATATTTTAAGCGATCTTCGTGGAGGAATAATATCAGGTCTTTCTTATTCTGGTTGCAGAAGTATTGGTGAGCTACAAACAAAAGCTCAATGGACAAGACAAACAACTGCAGGTTTGTCTGAAAGTAAAACTCATATTCTAAATAAATGAGAAAAAGAAAAGCAAAGCCTGAAGAAGCAAAAACTATCACCATTGATAGTTTGGAAACGTTAGATACAAATTTGAGAATAAAACTAAAGTTCGATGACATTACAAAGTTTTGGTTTTTTAATGAATATATCAAAGGTTATCTTTTAGATGACCCACTTCTTCAACCCTTTATAAATAAAATAAAGGAAAGTAGCATGATGGCAAGAAAACACAAGTTAAAGAAAAACCGTCAACTACTTGAAAAAGAAAAAGAAATAAAAAATAAATTTGGATTAAATCAAAATGAAATAGAAAATATATTTGATCTAATCGAAAGTGAGGAATAATATGAAAAAATGTGCAAAAGAGGCAATGGAGACTGATTGTATATGTGACAGACAATATTGTAGATTGTGGATGAATTACAAAAAAGATTTAAATTGCACGGATGTTTCTATAAAAAAACATGGTAGATTAGGTCTGAAAGAAGTTGGCGAAAGACTAGGTATATCATATGTACGTGTTTCTCAAATAGAAAAAGAAGCATTTAAGAAATTAAAAAAGAAAAATTTTGAGTTGTAACGTACTATTTATAACACATAACCTAAACCAAAAGATGCCGAGCATCTAAAAAGGAGATTAAATATGTCTGACAAAAAGACTTTACTTGAAGAGGGAACCATCCGTCGCTTCATGAAACTTGCAAACATGGAAGCACTTGGAACTGGTTTCGTTAATGAAATGTATGGTAGCCCCAGCATGAAAAAAGATGAAACAAAGGTCGATCGCAAAGATGACGATATGAAAGATGACCTAGATGAAACAAAGGGTAATCGTAAAGATGACGATATGAAAGATGACCTAGATGAAACAAAGAGCAATCGCAAAGATGACGATATGAAAGATGACCTAGATGAAACAATGGGTAATCGTAAAGATGACGATATGAAAGACGATATGAAAGATGACAAAGTAAAAGAAGGAATGGGTCACGGTGATATGAAAGATGATCACGGCGGCGCAATGCAAGACGATGATATGGGAGTTGATGATCTTGAAATCGAAGACGAAGAAGAAGAAATGGATATGGACGCCGGTGATATGGGTGAACTCACTCTCACTGACGAAGAAGCTGAAGTATTCCTTAAAGTAGCAGACAAGGTTCGCGCTGCAATGGAAATGGATGCACCGGAGGAAGTGCCTGCGCCTGATATGGGTGATATGGATGAACCAATGGACGAGCCAATGGATGATGAGCCTATGATGGACGATATGGTTAATGAGGTAGCACGCCGAGTAGCCAAGCGTATCAAAGGTTTAAAAAGGTCCAAGTAAGTTTTATATTAATATTTAATCGAGGTTTTAAATGCAAGAATTCTTTTGGTTTTTCTTGGGTGGATTTGTCTATCTAATCATAGATAAATCCATCTCTTTTTATAAAAAAGTAAAGTTTTTAAATGATATCAAGGTGCTTTCTTTTAAACTCATTGGCTATGCTTATTCACAGTGGGCTGCAATCACCGCTGCAAAATATATTTATTTACAAGCCAATGAACACGATAAAGAGAACATTAAAGTTCTAAAAAATAGTGACGAAGCAGATTTACTGGAATGGAAAAAAGAGGCTGTCATTGGTTTAAATGAATCTGTGCCTCCGTATTATCGAAGCGCTCTTGAGATAAATGGCTGGGATAATCTCATGTCAACGCTTGAGGCTCACTACAGAGGTATTCTCGAACAAGATTATATCTTTACCAAGGAGGAGACCCTAGATGATGAAGATTAAAAACAATAAAGAAGAGAGTGAGCAAAATAAAGATGTTATAAGTATCACTGAACTACAGGCCGCGGCAGCAGCAAGCGCTCCAGAGCCTTTACGAACAATTGGCTTGTTCGGCGATCTGGATGAAGAAAAAGTTGAAGATGTTTGCTCTGCCCTTCTTTATCTTAAACACACTGCGCTTTCTAGTGCGGATTTTATTCTTGGTGCGCCTGAAGATCTTAAAGAAGAAGAAAAACCACCAGAACCAGAACCCAAGCCAATTACTTTTTATGTATCAACGTGGGGAGGAGATGCGCTTGGGATGTTTGGCATTTATGATCTTATGCGCATAGTGCGTGAGGAGTGTGCCATCGAAACTTTTGGTTTGGGCAAAGTCATGTCTGCCGGCGTCCTGTTGTTAGCGGCAGGAACAAAAGGCAAACGTAAAATTGGTAAACACTGTCGAGTTATGATGCACTCCGTCCGCGGAGGTCATGTCGGCACCATTCATTCACTAGAGAATGAAATGGAAGAAACTCGCTGGATTCAAAAACAACATATACAAGCACTGGTTGAAGAAACAAACCTAACAGAAAAACAACTTAAAAAGATGTTAAATAAAAACATGGATGTTTATTTAAGCGCTGAAGATGCGGTTAAATATGGAATCGCGGATATCATTGTATAAAGGACTATTTATAACATGGCCGAATTAGACAGCTTAGTAGAAGCCTACTTTAGAAAAGAAGAAAAAATAAAGCCTGCTTCGTTAGATTTTATAATGGAAGCAATAGACGAAGTTTATAACGAGTTTATTTCGGAAAAGCAAACTCGACCCATGGCAGATACAGGACTAGACGCTGGCGAACAAAAATCGGTTGATATTAAATTTCCTAAAATTAGAATCTCAGAAAACTTTGGTAAGATAGGCACTGGCGACCGCGCAACAATTGAAAAATTCGCTAAAAACATTGCTGGTTCAACCATTGAAGAAAAGATTTCAAATTTAAACGACGTATTAGAGAACGCAAATCCTGATGCCACAATTGGACAACTTTTATCAACAATGGTTATAACTGAAATCCTTTCTGCTATTGTTACTAACTTTACAGAAAGCGCAGGAGGGTTTATTTTTGAGGGTTTTCTTGCTGGCCTTTTTGGTGGTAAGTCAGTTCAAATTATTAATCCTGAAGACATTGAAGGAATGGACGCTGCAGGTAAGCCAATTACTGACGTTGTTTTGGGTGATAGACATTATTCTCTTAAATTACTAGGTCAGGAAACCGCGGTAAAAGGATCTTTCAGAAACATGGTCAATCATTTTAAAACTGTAGATCATGTCGTTTATCTTGATGCTCGTCGCATCGGGAAAGATCAAGGTCTAGAGTTTGGTGAATTTACAATTACGTTAGAAACGTTTTTAGATGCGTTTGTTACACCGTTTCTTAAGGAAGTTGCTAAGAGTGACGCAGAGACGATTGAAAAGCCCTCAGATTTTAAAAGTAGATTATCTCAACTCGCGAAAGAGAAAAAACCAATTAAGAGAATTAAAGTTAACGGCCCTGTCCCTGGCTTTGGCCGATCCATCAGAACTTTTGAATATTCGGGTGGACAACCAAATCGCTTAGACGAGGCAAAATATAACGCTGTCGATATGAATAAAATAATAAATGCCTTTATTAATACGTCTGACGAGGAATTACAAGCCATGGCCCCTTTTGAGTTAAGATATGCTGAACAAAAGTTTGAGGGAACAAAAGCAGAAAAGCTTTTTGGAAACTATAGTTTGGTTGAGGAAATTAAACAAGCTATTGAGGCAGGAGACAGAGAACAAGTAATTTCAAAATTAGAAAAAGCCCCAGGCTACACAGGCGCCGAACAGTTTGAATTTACAAGAAAGCAAGCAGAATCAATAGCTAACTTTAAAGAGGTTGGGCGTTTAATGATTGGCCCTCCTTATATGAAAAAAGTGTTTGCTAACTACGCGAACATTTTGCGTGATACGCTGTCCCCAGTTTATGAAAATTTACAATTATTTACAGATAACATTAATGATTATTTCTTAGGTGTCTCTGGTGAGGGCGCAGCGCAAGACAGAAAACAATATGCGATGAACGCGATTCAAAATGCAAACGATCTTGAGAAGTCGACTTCAAATGCAGTAGAAAAAATTGAGAAAACCACTTGACATTTAGTTAATACTTTCCTATAATATATCCCAGAGGTGTTTTTATGAAAAAATTTAGTAACTCAGAGAACCTACGTGGTCAACTTGAGAAGGGTATCGAGACCATCGCGACTAACGTTGCCTCTACCCTTGGACCAAAAGGCCGTACAGTAATCCTACATCAAAAAGATCGAATGCCTATCGCAACAAAAGATGGTGTGACAGTCGCAAAGTTTATTGACTTAGAAAATCCATTTCAGAACGCTGGTGCTCAAATTGTAAAACAAGCAGCAGAAAAAACAAATCAAGAAGCTGGTGACGGAACTACAACCACAACTGTCTTGACTTATGCCATGTATCGCGAAGCGCAAAAGTATCTTGCTTCAGGTGCAGCACCAGTAGAGCTTAAAAAAGGTATGGACTTGGCCGTTGAACACTTGGTTAACGAGATAGCAAATGAAGCAACACCAATTAAATCTATTGATGACATTGAATCTATTGCAACAATATCTGCAAATGGTGATAAAGTCATAGGTCGTCTCATTGCTAAGGCTGTTGATCTGGCTGGTAAAGATGGATCAGTTACTATTGAAGAGGCTCGATCTGTAGAAACAAGTCTCGATCTTGTAGAGGGTTTTCGCTTCGATTCCGGCTACTTAGCCACAGCTTTTATTAATGATGAAAAGCGCGGCGTTGTAACTTATGACGAACCAGTTATTCTCGTCACAGATGAAAAAATTGAGTCTGTAGAAACACTTCTACCCGCTCTTGAAATAGCAGCACGAGAAGGAAGACCGTTTGTTATCGTTGCAGAAGATATTGAAGGGCAAGCCCTTGCCGCACTTATCATGAATGCAATGCGTGGAACCATGCGTGTTTGTGGCATCAAAGCTCCATGCTACGGCGAAGAAAGAAGAAATATTCTAAAAGATCTTGCGCTTTCAGTTGGAGCCACTTTTGTTTCTAGACAGATGGGTAAAAAACTAAAAGAAGTAAAACTTACAGATTTTGGCAAGGCAAAGCGACTTGAAGTTGGAAAAAACTGGACCACCATTCTTGGGGGTAAAGGTTCTCTTGATTCTGTCGAAGAGCAAATAGAAAAACTTAAAGCCATAATGCAAGACACAGAGAGCCTCCATGAGTGTGATAAAATACAAGAAAGAATTACACGACTAGCTTCAGGTATTTCAGTTATTAGAGTTGGTGCCGCCACAGAGATTGAAATGATTGAAAAAAGACACAGGATTGAAGATGCACTAGAAGCAGTTAAGTCAGCGCAAGCAGAGGGTGTCTTGCCCGGTGGAGGCACTTTCTTGGTTCAAAACTCTGGTAAAATGGTAGAGTTTTTACAAGATAAAGTAGAAAACGAAACTCAAGCTTTAGGAGTTAAAATAGTTCAAGGTGCATGCGAAGAACCACTAAGACAAATGTGTCTTAACGCTGGCGTGTCACCGGACATTATTGTGTTTGATGTTGAGAAACAAGAAAAAAACTTTGGGTATGATTTTAGCCAGCAGAAAATGGTTAATCTTTTAGAACGCGGAGTTATAGATCCAGCGCGTGTAACTCGATGTGCGCTGCAAAATTCCGTGTCAGTTGCTGGCACACTTATTACATCAAACTTTGCCATTGTTCAAGTCTGATACTATTTATAAAGTGAGCACGGGAGGGCTTATGAAATGGGTAATGAGTCAGCTAGCACAAAAAATGCTGTTGCCTGGGCAGAGATAAACGGGAAGTTTGATCGCATGCTACAATCTATTGATACAGTTAAAGATAAGCAAGAAGAAATGGCTGATGATATCACCAAAATCAAAGAAGCCGTTTACAATCCCGACTCTGGGCTTTATGCTCGATTACGTGAGCTAGAAAGCTGGAAAGAAACAAGCACCAGAATTATTTGGATGGTTGTTACTGCTGTGGTTACCCTCTCTGTCGCGACAATCTATAAAAGTCTTCTTTAATACTTGACAAAATACAAAAAGCACATTATCATTATCATGAGGAGTTTATATGAAAGTTAACATTAGCTACACTGTAGATCTAGAAGAAGTTTTAGATGAAATGGCTGAACTTTATTATAAGTCAGTTGATAAATTGGAAAGACACGTACAAATTTATGATAGTTTTTTAGAAAACGGTTTTAGCGAGACACAAGTAGAACAAATCATTAACGCGCTAGAGCACAAGCTAGATTGTTATACAGATCATCAAACAAAAATCGCAGATGTGTTAAACATTCTTCAAGGATATAAAAATATTAAAAATGGTGATATACCAGAGGAACAAGCAAATGATTCAGTTAATAGAGGTGATTAAAAACACAAAAAATTATGAGCTACGAGAGGTTTTTGTTAATCCTACTCATGTTGTAATGCTGAGAGAAGACTACGCTACTCGTTCAGCAATAAATGAGGGTAAGGTTATCGAGGGTGTAGATCCTCGACAACAATACACCAGGGTGACGGTACACAATGGCACGACAGGTTCACAGTTCATTGTAGTCGGCTCGCCATCAGTGGTGGAAACAAAACTAAAATCAGGGAGGCAATTACTCAATGGATAATAAACATTACACACTATATCTTAAAAAGGATTGTCCTTTTTGCGTTCAAGCAAGAGAAGAAGTTTTTCGTCAAGGTGTTAATCATACGATTTATCCATTAGACAAGAAACCAAAAAGACTACAAGAACTAAAAGATTTTTACAACCACCACACAGTACCCATGATTTTTGTTCGTGAGAACGGAATGGAAAAACTTATTGGCGGTTACACTGATCTTTTGGCCCATTTCAACAAGTAAAGACTATTTATATCACGGAGATTAGTCTTTATGCGAATGAAACTGCTACTCGAAAACTTTAAAAGGTTTTCAACCCTCACCGAAGAACAACTTATTATAGAAGGTCGTATTGACGACGCAAGAAAAAAGTATCCCTTTCTCGCCAAGCGAAGCGCAGAACCTGTAGGTGAAAAAACTTTACTTGATCTACTCATTGACGCCGACCCATCTGGAAATCAAAAGTATCTTATGAGCGCCGCCAGACTTGTAGTTGATTTGTTAGATGATTTAGGGTATATGGAAGATGGAGGCGATCGCCGTATACCTGCTGTGGTTCAAAATTTTGCCGAGTTGGTACAAAGGTATCATAAACTAATGCCTTTTATTCGCGATCAAGACGCAAAGTTTAAAGACATAAACGCAATAAAAGCATATCACGAACTTCGAAGTGTCATAGACAGAGCAGCACAAAAGAAAGCAGATAGAGAAGCGGAAAAAGCAAGAGAGGCAGCAGAAAAGCAAGAGGCAATAAAGGGCACTGAATTTGTAGCAGACACTCCTTTTCACAAAGTTGTTCGTCCTCTTACAAGGGAAGGTTCTTGTTACTTTGGACGTGAAACAAGATGGTGTATCTCCGCAACACAATCTCAAAACTACTTCGATCAGTATACCCAAGATGGTAAAGCATTCTTTTTCTTGTTAGCAAAGAATAAAGATATAGATCCTGCTTATAAAAAGATTGCCGTTGTAATAGACAGCGACGGAGATTTTGAAGAATACTTTGACGCGACAGATGACAGTATGACTCCACGGGTGTTTAATGATGCGATACGTCAAACAATCCTTGGAGCAGACCTTAGCGGTGAAATCGTGTCCTTTGAAGAAGAACGCGACACGGGTTTTGAAG